AGGCGACCGCCACGGGGAAACCCGACGAGTAGGGGGGCGGGAAAAAAAACGCCCGGATGAAGCTGCCGCAAAAGTGGCTCGACCTGTTTGGCGGTGCAGACGCGGAGGGTGCGGCGCTTGGGTATCAGGCGGCCCCATTCAAAGTGTCAGACCGCTGCTGCTACTACCTCAAGGAAAAGCCCTGCAACGACTGGGCACGTGAACACGACAGCGTTCCCTATATGGGCCTTATGGCCAGTGAGGGCGGGCGGCGTGAAAAGAGCCTGAAAATGCACGGCTGCAACTACTTCGGCAAGACGACCACCAGAAGCGCACCTTTTGCCATTTTTGACCGACAAGACGTTTTGCAGCTTGCACTTGACCTAGATGTGCCCATTCCTGCCGAATATGGCGAGATCGCGAAGGATAGAGACGGCAAGCTGTACACCACAAAGGCACAGCGCACTGGCTGCACAATGTGTGGCTTTGGCATCCACATCGAGGGCAGGCCACATCGGTTTGACATTTTGCGGGAAACCAACCCCAAAGAATGGGAGTTCTGGATGAAGCACGTCTGCCGGGACGAAAACGGAAACTGGTACGGCTGGGGCCGTGTGCTGGACTATATCGGCATCGGCTGGGAAGATGTGCCGGAACAGGCTGTGCAGATGCACATTGACGACCTGATTGGAGGGAAACTATGAAAGCTGTTCTCTTGAGCATCCGTCCTGAATGGTGCGACCTCATCATTCGGGGGAAAAAGACCCTTGAGGTGCGCAGAACAAAGCCTGGGAATCTAAAGACTCCATTCAAGTGCTATGTCTATTGCACGAAAAGCAAATCCAAAATAGGCTGGCTCCTAATTGCCCCGGGCAAAGGATGGCAGCGGTTGGATGGCAATATCATTGGTGAGTTTACATGCGATAAAATCGAACGAGCTTTGATTCCGTATCCAGCGCAACGGGACGAGTTTAATGAACGATTTGCCAAAGATTCGTGCGTACCCTACGATGAGCTGCATCGCTACGCATCACAAAATGCACTCTACGCCGACCTGTTTTTCTGGCATATTTCAAACTTCAAACTCTACGAAGAGCCAGTACGGCTTAAAGATTTCTGGGCGATACAACCCTGTACGCATCGCGGAGACTGTTGCACCTGCCGCAGATGGGACGCAGAAAAGCTGATTTGCCGGGGAGAAGCATTCGGAATCGAGCGCCCGCCCCAAAGCTGGTACTACGTGGAGGACGGCAGATGAAGCTGACCCTCTACGGTGACCCCCGCACCAAGAAAAACTCTGCCCGCATCCTCAAAAGCCGCTCGGGCGGGCGCTTTGTGGCCCCCAGCAAGGCCTATGTGGATTATGAGACGGACTGCCTGCGGCAAATCAAAAGGCCACGCAGCCCTATTTCTGCCCGCGTGAACGTGAAGTGCGTTTACTACATGAAGACAGTCCGCCGGGTCGATCTGGCAAACCTCATCGAGGCGACCACGGACATTCTGGTAAAAGCCCGCGTGCTGGAGGACGACAACAGCAAGATCGTTGCCGCCCACGATGGCAGCCGGGTGGATTACGACAAGCAAAACCCCAGAGTGGAGATCTGGATTGAAGAAATGGAGGAGTAGAACGTGTCTCAATTATTCGGTATTTTGCTTTTTGTCTTTTTGATGTCAATAACCGCATGGGCGCTATTTCTTGACTTCAAAAACCCATTCAAGCCACAAAAAGACCCTCGGTTGTGCGAACGATGTATCCACTTGGGCAAAAAGTTTCCAGATGGAAACGAAAAGTATAACAGATATATTTGCTCTGTAAACAAAGAAAAAGTCAAAGGGTATGATATTTCGCCCGAATATTGCCGCGATTTTGAGGAAAGGAGCACCAATGACCAACACATGGACACCTGACACCGACACGCCAAAGCCTGACGGCGGCGTGGACTACCGCACCGTCAAGGCATGGTTTCAGCAGTGCCGGGACGGTCAAAAGGCCGTTGAGGCACAGCGTGCAAAAATTGCACAGATAAGGCTGCTTGCCAGCCATATCACGCCCAGCATGACGGGCATGCCGCTGGCACCGGGCAACGGGGACAAGGTTGGAGAGGGCGCCGCAAACATCGTGGATGAGCGGCGCAGGCTCCAGCGGATGGAAACCGACCTGTGCAATCTGCGCATGGAAGCCACCCGGCGGGCATACTGCCTGTACGAGCTGCCGGAATGCGCAAAGGCCATCTGCGAATACTACGTAAACGGAAAGACACAAACGGTCATTGCGCAGGAATCGGGCTTTCTCGACCCGCGCGTCATTCGGAGCCGGATCAAGCGAGGGCTTATCACTCTAGCGGAAATCTGGGACAGTTTTGATAAAAACGCACAAAAATAAAGCGCGTTTTTATATACGCGGTGTCCTGTTAAAATCCTCATGGATAGGCTAAAATAATTACAAGCGATTCAGCGCTTTGAGCGCGACGCTTGCCACGCGGCCTCCGAAACGGTTCCGCCCGGCGGGTTTTCATGCTTTCCCGCTCCTTCCCCGTTTCGTGGGCTGCTTCTATGCGAGATTCCGAAACGGCTCCGCTCAGAGCTGCGCAACTTTGAGTGCAGTGGGCAGGTTCGAGGCCTTCCTCTCCGCGCGGTTTGACTCCGCGATCTCGCTCCATAACGCGGGGCAGCTGTACCCGCAACCGCCTGACGCATGGGGCCCATCACCCCACCGGCAACACCTCCTTTCTGGCTTTTTCTTCTCTATGTCACACGCATTTTTCCATAACAGCAGAGCCGGAATCCTAAGCGCGCCTTTCCTTGCGCGCCGGATGTGCGTCAACAAAGCCCCGAGACCGCAAACCCGGGGCTTTTTCAATGCCATGTGGCCGCCTGAGCGCAGTCTGGAGCGCGTGTCAGCTGAGATATTGCTGGCTGGTTCGAGTCCAAGGGCGGTGTTTTATATTCCCGTAGCTCAAGAGTGGTAGAGCAGCGGTCTCCAAAACCGCCGGTTGCAGGTTCGAGTCCTGCAAGCGACATATTCGATATTTTGACCGTTCGGATTTCCGGGCGGTTTTTCTTTTGCGAGGGAGGAGGAGCCCGCCGTGAGATATGGTGTGCCGTATCGTGGCAGTAAGAACAAAATCGCACAGTGGGTTGCCTCTAATCTTCCAGCTGGCGACATGCTGATTGATCTGTTTGCTGGCGGTTGCGCAGTCACACACGCCGCATTGCTGTCTGGAAAATGGAATCACATTGTTGCGAATGACATCGGCGATGGCCCACAGTTGTTCATGGACGCTGTTCACGGCAAGTATGCAAACGAAAAGCGTTGGATTAGCCGTGAGGATTTTCATAGGCTGAAGGATTCTGACCCTTACGTTTCGCTCTGTTGGAGCTTCGGCAACAACAGAAGGGATTATCTCTATTCAAAAGAGATTGAACCGTGGAAAAAGGCTTTGCATTATGCAAGAGTGTTTGGCGATACGTCCCTTTTGCGTGAGTTCGGAATCAACTCGGACGGTAGCTCAAAAGACATCAAGCCGAACAACGAGGAATATAAAAGGCTTTATTCACGGTGGCTTGGACATCAAGTGAAGCAAAAACGGCTTTATGATTTAGAAAGCCTTGTGCGGCTAGAAAGCCTTGAACGCTTGCAGAACCTTGAACGCTTGCAAAACCTTGAACGCTTGCAGAACCTTGAACGCTTGCAAAATCTTGAGTGTCTGCAAAGGGATTACAGGGACGTACAAATTCCGTCAAATGCAGTTGTGTACGCAGACCCCCCCTATAAACGGACGAATTGTACGGGATACAAATGCGATTTTGACCATGAATCATTTGAAAAGTGGCTTGCCGAAGTTCCGTTCATGGTTGTTATCAGCGAGTATGAAGCGCCAAGTGGGTGCAAAGAGGTTGCAAGCATAAAAAAGCAATCCTCTATGGGAACTGGCAATAAAGGCGGGTCTGATATCGAAAAGATGTTTGTACAAGAACGGTTTGCTGAACGGTATAAAAATTCAGTTACATGAGAGGTGGTGGCGGTGAGTGCAAAGCGGCTGACAGACAGGCAAAAAAAGAAGATCGTTGCTGACTATGTGCAGCTGCAGAGCTACGCCAGAGCCGCCAAGCTGAACGACGTGGCAGAAAGCACCGTGCGGAAAATCGTGAAAGATAATCCCAAGTGTGCGGATTTGTGCGCCTTAAAAAAAGAGCAGAACACTCAGGACATGCTTTCCTACTTAGGCAGCAAGCGCGGGGAAGCGCAGGATCTTCTCGGGTTGTACCTAAAAGCGATGGCAGACCCGGACAAGATCGCAGAGGCAACGCTGCCGCAGCTGTCCACGGCGTTCGGCACCATCGTGGACAAGTTTGCTATGCTGGGAGACCAGAGCGGCATAGAAGCCCCGGATGATGGCCTGCTTGAGGCTCTGAGCGCTGCCGCAGACATCAGCCCGCCGGATGACGTGGAGATGCTGCCAGAGGAAGAGGAAGACCATGCGGAAAAGTAACGGTTTTCGATGGAAAGCCCTCAGTCAGCGGCAAAAGCAGGTCTTGAGCTGGTGGACGCCGCAGAGCGCATACAGCGGTTACAACGGCATCATTGCCGATGGCTCTATCCGATCGGGAAAGACCTGTTCCATGAGCTTCTCTTTCGTCCATTGGGCTATGACATGCTACAGCGGCCAGCAGTTTGCCATGTGTGGCAAGACCATTGCCAGCTTTCGGCGCAACGTGCTTGGGACGCTCAAGCAGCAGCTTGCGGCCCGCGGCTACAGCGTCAAGGAGCATCGGGCAGAAAACTGCATGACCGTCAGCAAGGGCGGCAGAACCAACGAGTTTTACTTTTTCGGCGGCAAGGACGAGAGCAGCCAGGATCTGATCCAGGGCATCACCCTTGCCGGGGCATTCTTTGACGAGGTGGCCCTGATGCCGCAGAGCTTCGTCAACCAGGCCACGGCCCGATGCTCTGTCACCGGGTCAAAGTTCTGGTTCAACTGCAACCCTGGCAGCCCGCAGCACTGGTTTTATCTCGAGTGGGTGCGGAAATGCCGTTCCCGCAAGATGATGTACCTCCATTTCACGATGGATGACAACCTGTCACTTTCCGAGGACATCAAGGCCAGATACCGCAGCCAGTACAGCGGCGTTTTCTATCAGCGCTACATTCTGGGCCTGTGGACGGTGGCCGAGGGCCTTGTATATGACATGTTCGACCGCAAGAAACACGTTGTTGATATACTTCCGGAGCTGTCACCAAAGAGCGCCTATGTGGCGTGCGACTTTGGAACCCAGAACGCAACGGTTTTTTTGCTATTCCAGAAGCAGGCAGATGCAGACTGCTGGATCGTCACCCGGGAGTACTACTACAGCGGCCGGGAACAGAAGCGGCAAAAAACCGTGGGCGAGTACGTCACAGACCTCAAGGCGTGGCTGAATGGTCTCAAGCCGGAGAGGATCATCGTTGACCCCTCTGCCCTGCCCCTGATTACAGAGCTGCGCAAGAACGGCTTTACTCAGACCCCCGCAAACAACGACGTCCTGAGCGGCATTCTGGACGTGCAGACCATGCTGCAGACCGGGCGGTTGAAGATCTACAAAGACTGCAAGCACACGCTGGAAGAGTTCGGCGTGTACGCTTGGGACCCGGATAAAGACGACACCGTGCTAAAGGTCAACGACCACTGCATGGATGCCATCCGCTATTTCGTGCGCACAAAGCGCCTTGTGAAACTGAGGAATTGATTTTGAGCACTGTATACACATTCCAGACCTTTCAGCAGGCGCAAGCCGCCGGGGAACAGCCTGATTTCATCCGGCGGTTCGTGAAGCAGCACTGCAGTTCCGGACCGTACAAGATGGCGCTGGACGCCGACCTGTACGACGCCCAGAAAAACCCGGGAGCTGAACGCTTCGCGCAGGCTTACGCTTTGATGCTGAAGCGCCTATCCAAAAACACCAAGCAAGACATCCTACACCCCGATATGGTCAAGAGCAATCTGTTCCGGCGGCTCAACAAGCAGCGGGCGACCTACTCTCTCGGCAACGGCGTGGTCTTTGCGGACGATGGCGTGGACAAGGAAAGGCTAGGGCAGAGCTTCGATGAGCAGATCCAGAAAGCCGGATATTTCGCCCTGATCCACGGCGAGAGCTTTGGATTCTGGAACAACGACCATCTGGTTGTTTTCAAGCTGACCGAGTTTGCTCCCCTGTACGATGAAAAGACAGGCCTTTTGCAGGCGGGTGTGCGCTTCTGGCGGCTGAATCCTGACACGGATATGCACTATATCCTGTACGAGCTGGACGGCTTCACTGAGTACACGGAAAGCAAAATCGGCAATGTGATGCAGGAGACAACGCCGAAGCAGGCATACAAGAGCGTGACCGTCACCACACCCGGCGGCGGGCTGGAAAGCGTGGAGGGCGAAAACTACAGCGCCCTGCCCATTGTGCCGCTGTGGTGTTCCGACCTGCACCAGAGCACGCTTGTGGGGCTGAAAGCCTACATTGACAACACCGATCTGGTGATGTCCGGCTTCTGCAATGACTTGCAGGACTTTTCGCAGATCTACTGGCTGTGCGAGAACTTCAACGGCATGACCGATGACGAGCTGCAGGAGTTTCTCGTCAAGCTGAATCTGTACCACATTGCAGGCGCAGACACCAGCGAGGGCGGCAAGATCACCCCCTACACCACCGAGATTCCCGTGACAGCCCGGCAGGCTCTGTTGGAGCTGCTCCACACCAGGGTGTATGAGGACTTCGGCGGTCTGGATGTGCATTGCGTCAGCGCGGACAGCACCAACGACCATCTGGATGCAGCCTATGAACCGCTGAACCAGAACGCAGACGACTTCGAGGCGCAGGTCAAGCCGTTCATCCGGCAGATTTGCGCACTGGCTGGCTTTGGCAACGCTATGCCGACATTCAATCGCAGCAAGATCACCAACACCGCCGAACAGGTCAGCATGGTGATTTCCGAGGCACCCATCATCGGGCAGGACATGGCCATTGACCTGCTGCCCAACCTGACCCCGGAACAAAAGGAGCAGGCAAAAGCCGTGCTGATGGCTGAGAGCGCAACACGGGAGACCGCGGGCGAGAACGAGGAAGAGGAGGACAACGAGGATGAAAACTCATGACAGGATGAAAATATTTTTCTGGATTTTCTTTGGCGTGTGCGTTGCGCTTATCATTGGAATCGTAATTTTGAACGCCGTTTTAGCTGTTTACTACGTCAAAGGCGTTTTTAGCGCAGATATGCCTGAATGGGCTAAATGGGCGCTTGTGACTTTTGCAGTGTCATGAAACAGACCGACCGTGACCGCATCTCTACCCGCCAGCTGAACCGCCTGCGCCGCCGTATCCTCCGGGTGTACGGTACTGCCCGCCGGGAGATGCAGAAGCAGCTGACTGAGTTTCTGGCCAAGTACAAAGCGCTGGACGAGCGCAAGCGGGTGCAGCTGGATGCAGGCGAGATCACCGAGGACGATTACCGAATCTGGTTGCAAAATCAGGTCTTTCAGTCCGATTTGATGCGGGCCAAGCTGGACGGCATCACACAGACCTGCACCACAGCCCAAGAGACGGCCTACAAGCTGGCCCGGGACGAGCAATACAATATCTTTTCCTTTGGCGCAAACTGGGCTTTCTACGAGCTGGAACAGGCCGCAGGCGTGACGTTCGGGCTGACCCTGTACAACACCGAAGCGGTCAAGCTCCTGCTGAAGGAGAACCCCCGCATGGTGCCCAACAAGCGCATCAAGAGCGAGAGCAACCGCACCTATGATGCCCGGGTGTTCAATCGCTACGTCATGCAGGGCATCGTGCAGGGCAAGAGCGTCCACGACATCGCCGTGCAGGCCGTCAACGGCATGGCCGACACGGAGATCCACTGGGCCATGAACAACGCCATCACGGCCCTTACCAGCGCCCAGAACGCCGGGGCTTTGCAGCAGATGCGCAACGCCCAGGCTTTGGGCATCGAGGTCAAAAAGCGGTGGAACTCCACCCACGACTACCGCACCCGTGAGATGCACCGCCTGCTTGACCAGCAGACGGCAGAGCTCGACGAGCCGTTCAAGGTCATGGGCTACGAGATTCAGCGCCCCGGAGACCCCAACGCAGCGCCGGAGATGGTCTACCACTGCCGTTGTGTTCTGTCCTCTGCGCTGGGCAAGTATCCCCGGCAGAACGCCATGCAGCGGGACAATGTGGCAAAAGACGTCACCCCCGTCATGGATTACACCGAGTGGTATAAATCCAAGGGCGGCACAGAAGCCGAGCAAATGTGGTGGGCGGAAGAGAGAAAACGGAGAAAGGAGAGCGAAAAGCATGAAAAATAAGAAGTTTGGGATTGTCGTAATCAACGATGACTTTTTCTTGAACTTTTGCCGTGATTTTAAGCCCCCGTGTGGTTACATTAAGCCAAAACACGCGCGGCCTTCCTACGGAAATGGCGCAAAGCCGCATGGAGCACACAAACGCCTTATTAGGACAATGGAAGGATTCAGAAAAAGAAAGAAGGGATGAACTGTGATCTTGCCGATGGAAAACACCGAAAAGATGATTTTTCCTGGCGTGGGCAAGTATGGCATCCCTGAAATCAAGCCGGAAACGGACATCCGCATTGACAAGCTGGAATGGATCCCGGTCAATTATGCGCTGACAGCCAAAGACAAGGCCACAAAAGGCGTGCATTTTTACAAGGACGATTACCAGTTTGAACGGTTTTGGAACAACCCGGACAAATACATTTCCCTTTTGCAGCAGTTCGGCGCGGTATGTTCGCCGGATTTTTCGCTTTACAGCGATATGCCGCTTGCGGTGCAGCTTTTCATGCACTACAAAAAGCACTGGCTGGCTGCATACTGGCAAGCTCACGGAATCCACGTCATTCCAACGCTCTGCTGGTGCGGTGAGCAAAGTTATGACTGGTGCTTTGACGGAGAGCCCAGAAACGCCATCGTGAGCATTTCGAGCCACGGCACACAATCTGACCCATACGAAGCAGAGTGCTTTGCCAAACACTGCCGCAAGGCGCTGGAAGTGCTGCAACCGAGCAGCATTTTGTGGTACGGCAAGTGTCCGGCAGAGTTTGACTGGAACGTTACCAAAATCAAGCCATTTCAATACGAGAGGAGGCATTACCGTGAGTAAAAGAGGTTCGGGCAGATCCGAGAGAGCTGGCGGTGGATTCAAAATTACAAAAAAGGAAAGAGAAACGACCCAAGGATATATAGACCAAGTCATAAAAAAGCGCTGGGATTCTTTGGACAACGTAAAAATCACAAAAACACATGAAGACCGTATTGATATTTCCTATGATGCAAAAAAGACCAGAGAGCATTACAGAATGGGCAGAATGAATGCCTATTATGACACGATTGAAACTGTTGCGCACAGAGAAAATGTGCTCTGGTTTCAAAAAGGAAAGCTTGTCCATATTGATACAGGGTCGCTTAATCCCAAAAATGTTTCAACTGAACGAGTGATTAAAACTCGCAAAGAGGGAGGAACAACAAGGCGAAAGAAGAAAAAGTAAACCATGAAATTTAACTACGACATCAAATTCACCGATAACACCCCGCAGCTGCATGAAGCTCTGGACTCATGGGCAGAGCGGGTGCTGACCATCTGGGGCATGAAAGTGCAGGACTACGCCAAGCTGCTTGTGCCTACTGGCACGGCAGACAGCACGGGCATTGAGGGCTACGTGGGCGGCGCACTTAAGCAGAGCCTGACCTACTCCGTAGACCTTGCCAAAAAGGCCGTGACCATCGGGTCAAATCTCTTTTACAGCGTCTACGTTGAGCTTGGAACGGGTATCTTTGCCGAGAAAGGCAACGGACGCAAAACGCCGTGGGTCTGGAAAGACTTCAACGGCAAGTGGCACTTTACCAGAGGCATGGCTCCACGTCCGTTCCTCCGCCCGGCGGTGGAAGATCACATTGACGAACTGCGAGAGATCGCTGTGAAAGAAGGAAACAAGGAGGTGTAAGCATGGACAAAAGCGAAACTTGGAACGAACGGCTTCAAGCTGCTATAAAAGCACAGGAAAAAGGCGAAAAAGTCAAAGAATTGTTTGCAGCTGGCGCTCAGGCACGCAAAGTGCTTCAGGAAATGTGTGATAACACATACGGCGAGGGCAAAGCCAAAATTTCTGTTTTTGTCTATGTCCCGGCCGAAGCGCAGGACTATCCTACAGACACAGACTGTGAATTTTCGCTCTAAAACTAAATACTCAGCGGTTGGCGCACAGCGTCAGCCGCTTTTTTATGCCGCTTTCGCACAACTGGCAGTGCTCCTGGCTCATAACCGGGTAGTTGCAGGTTCGACCCCTGCAAGCGGCACCACACCGGCAGCACGTCCGGCAAATAAACCTTATTGCCAAGCATGGCAGCCCGAGCAAGGGCAGAAAGGACTATCACATGGCACTCGAACGCAAGACTCTCCGGGCGATTCTGGAAGATGAAACGACCGACACCAGCGGCAAGCTCAAGAAAATTCTGGACGTGCTGCATGAGGAAACGGACACTTTGCAGAACCAGCTCGATGAGAAGAACGCGGCCCTCGCCAAAGCCGAAAAGGACCGCGATGCAGCCAACGGCGGCAAGGAAGCCGCTGAAAAGGCGCTGACAGACTACAAGGCTCAGCAGACCCAGAAAGATACCCGCGCAGCCAAGGAAGCCAAGTTCCGGGAGCTGCTGAAGTCCGCCGGGGTGCTGGATAAGTACGCAGACCGCGTTGTGCGGCTGTCTGGCGAGGATATCGACAAGCTGGAGCTGGACGATAAGGGAGAGGTTAAGGACGCCAAGAAGCACGCAGACAGCCTGAAAGCTGATTGGAGCGACTTCGTAGGCACTACGACCACCACCGGCGCAAAGGTGGACACCCCGCCCACCAACACCGGCTCCAAAATGACCAAAGACCAAATTTTTGCAATCAAGGACGCAGGCGAGCGCCAGGCGGCCATTGCAGCAAATGCCGACCTGTTTACAGGCGGCGGAAAGGACTAACACATGGCAGCAAAGACCAATCTGATCACCACTACCGAGATCACCGTCAACCCCCGGGAAATCGACTTTGTGACACGCTTCCAGCGCAACTGGGAGCACCTGCGGGAGATCATGGGCATCATGCGTCCCATCCGGATGCAGCCCGGCACCGTGCTGAAGAGCAAGTACGCCCAGGGCACCCTGCAGCCCGGCACCGTGGCAGAGGGCGAGGAGATCCCCTACAGCCAGTACACCGTCAAGGAGAAGGACTACGGCAAGATCACCATCGAGAAGTACGCCAAAGCCGTCACCATCGAGGCCATCCAGAATTACGGCTACGAGGTTGCCGTGCAGAAGACCGATGATGAGTTTCTGTACGACCTGACCGCAAAGGTCACGGACAAGTTCTACAAGTACCTGAACACCGGCACCCTGAAAGGCACCCCCAAGACTTTCCAGATGGCTCTGGCCATGGCAAAGGGAAGCGTGGAGAACAAGTTCAAGAATATGCACCGCACCGTCACCGGCGTTGTGGGCTTTGCCAACGTCCTGGACGTGGCGGAGTACCTGGGCGCCGCCCCGATCACCATTCAGAACCAGTACGGCTTCCAGTACATCAAGGATTTCATGGGTTACAACACCATCTTCCTGCTGTCTGACGGCGAGATCGCAAAGGGCAAGGTCATTGCCACCCCCGTGGACAACATCGTGATGTACTACGTTGACCCCTCCGACAGCGACTACGCAAAGGCTGGGCTGGTGTACACCACCGCAGGCGAGGCCAACAACCTGATCGGCTTCCACACCCAGGGCAACTACACCACCGCCGTCTCTGAGAGCTTCGCCATTACCGGCGTGACCCTGTTTGCTGAGTACCTGGACGGCATCTCTGTCCAGACCATTACCCCGGGTGAATCGGTCTAACTTGCAAGGGGGGTGACTTTGCATGACCGTCCCTGAGCTGTGCGCACTGACGCACAATTTTTTTGACCGGGCAGATGACCCCGTTGCCGGGGAGTTTGCCTTTGAGCCGGATACCGTGCCCGCCGGGGTAGTGCCGGGGCAGTATTTCCTCGTGTGCGGATCCATCTTCAATGACGGCGTGCACAAGGCCGGGGACGGCGATTTGACCGCCGAGACATTCACCGGGACGGTGCAGCCCATGCGCGTGCCGCCTGACTTCGTGGCGCTGGCTGAAAAAATCGACGCATACGACAAGGCGCTCCCGTCCGGCGGCGTGTATGTGTCCCAGTCCTTTGCCGGGTGGTCTGGCACGATGGCTACAGGCACGGACGGCCTGCCTGCCGACGGCAAAACCCGCTATAAATCCGAGATCAATCAGTGGAGGAAGATGTGACATGGTCAATTCGTTCACTGCATCCACCGTGATGCAGAGCTTTACCCAAAAATACCGTTTTCAGACCCGCAGCTATGAGCCGGACGGCGTGGGTGGCTTTGTGTCCGGCTGGCAGGACGGCCCCGAGTTTGAGGCCGTGGAGCGACACGACACCACCGTGGAAGCTCAGGTGGCAGAGCAGGCTGACACCGCCTCCACCTATACCCTGCTGGTCAACACGGGCGTTCCGCTGGCTTTCCCGGACTACATCAAGCGGGTGAACGACGGGCAGACTTTCCAGATCACCAGCACAGCGGACGAAGCCAAAGCCCCGCCGGAATCCGGCATGGGGCTGCGGGCCGTCAAGTGCAAAAAGGCGGTGCTGCCGTAATGGGGGCCGACGAGAGCATCAACCGGGCGCTGAACGCCTTTTTTAACGGCTTTGGCATCCCCGGCTACTTGGAAGACAGCATTCCGCCCGGCGCAGAACTGCCGTATCTGACCTATAAGCCCGCCGTCCCCGGCGGTTGGAACGAGGAAGCGTCGTTTCATGGCCGCTTGTGGTACCCCAGCAGCGCAGGGCGCTTGCCCATCTTACAGACCGAAGACAAAATCAGCGCAGCCCTTGCAGGCGGTTTGACCGTGCCGTGCGAGGGCGGCGCTATTGTTTTGCGCAAAGGCACCCCGTGGGCCCAACCGATGGACAACCCGCCCGAGGGCTATTTGTGCGAGTACCTGAATTTTGAGATCACGCAGCTATGCGAGTAAGGAGAATTATGGGAAGAAAATTTACCAAAATTTCCGCAGAAGCATTCAAGTCCATGCAGATCAACGCGGGCCTTGTGCTGAACAAGTTCGATACTGAGGGCCAGACCGCCGTTGCTGATGCAGACATCATCTGCGCAACCACTGGCGGCATCACCGCAACCTGCACCCCCAACATCACCGACCTGGGCGAAGATGTGGACAACTGCCAGAAGAACACCGTGGAACTCATGGAAATTGAGGACTACGACTGCACGCTGGCCTTTACCGCGCTGAATACCTCCGCCGAGGTCATCCGCATGGCGCTGGGCGCAGCGGACGTGGCCGGGGGCAAGGTAACGCCCCGCATGACGTTCAAAACCGACAAGACCACGGGCGACTTCAAAACCATCTGGTTTGTGGGCGACCTCATCGGCGGCGGTTATGTGGCTGTTCGGCTGGACAACGCAATCAGCACGGGCGGCTTGTCCCTCAAGACAACGGACAAGGGCAAGGGCAATGTGTCCGTCACCCTGACGGGCTGTGTCCGCATGGGCGACGAGACCGTCCCCATGGAGTTCTTTGTAAGCGAAGACGCGGCAGCATAAGGAGTGGAACAATGAAAACTCTCAACCAGATGGACGAAACAGAATTTCTGCGCCACTGCTACATGATCGCGGACAAGGTGGCCGCCCTGCTGACCGAGACGCAGGTGATGGAGCTGCGCAAAGTCGGCCCCATCCTCACGGGCAATGAAACCCCCGATGAGCTCAAGGCCAAGAAAGAAGCCCAGGGCCGCAAGAACATCAAGGCAATGGCAAAAAAGCTGCTGTTCGACAACGCTCAAAACACAGCGGAGCTGCTGCCTTTGCTGTATGAGCTGGAAACGGACAAAGACGGCAACCCTGAAAAGATGACTCCTTTCAAAACCCTGCGCGTTATCACGGAGACCATCAACGACCGGGATGTGCTGGATTTTTTATCCTCGTTGGTGAGGTTGGCTCAGACCGATATCGGCGGCTGATCTCATCCATCCGGCTGGATATGCTGAAAGCCATTGGCAAGCCCTACATTGCCCAGCATTGCGTCAATGCGATGCAGCAGGAAGCTTACGAGAAGAGCTACCGTGCCTACATCACGGACGCTCTGGCTGGCCTTGTGGGCATGGAGTGTCGGTGGGTGGATACCCTGCCCGACTTTAATGCTTTCACCCGGCCCCAGCAGAGCGCAGAGGAAATTAAGGCCCGCATTCTGGCCGGGCTGAACGGAGGTGAAACGCCCTGAAACTTTTTGAATTGATGGCCACTCTTGGGTTGGACACGTCCGCGTATGAGCGGGGCATCAACAATGTCCAGAGCGAGACCAAAAAGACCGTGACGGCGCTTTCCAGCGAGTACAGCAAGGCCGCAAAAAGCGTTCTGGAACTGACAAAGCAGTATAACGAATCTGCCGCCAAGACGGGCAAGACCTCGGCTGAGACTAAAGAGCTGAAAAATCAGCTTGCAGCAGCCGAGGCGCAACTCAAAACGACTGCCTCCGCCCTGAAATCCGCAAACAACGGCATGGACTCCTTTGGCAAGTCGGCCAGCAGTACGGGAAGCGGGCTGACGGCGGCGCTGACAAAATCGCAGCTTCTGGCTTCTGCAATCTCCACGCTTTCCACCGCGGCCCTCAGTGGTGCAAAGCAGTTTGTGTCTATGGGCATCGAGTACAACGCCCAAATCGAGAGCTACCGCGTTGGCCTGACCAACATGCTGGGCGATGCAGAAGCGGCCAATGCGGCCATGCAAGCCATTCAAGAGGACGCGGCCCGCACGCCGTTCAGCGTGGATTCGCTGACACAGGCAAACCAGCTGCTGATCAGCGCGGGCGAAAATGCGGAATACTCCAGAAAAGTCATCAATGCATTGGGCGACGCGGTTTCCGCTACAGGCGGAGGAAATGTAGAACTTTCCCGTATGGCCGGAAACTTGCAGCAGATCGCCAACGTGGGAAAAGCGTCCGCAATCGACATCAAACAGTTTGCCTATGCTGGCATCAACGTTTATCAGGTGCTGGCTGACTACACCGGCAAATCGGTGCAGGAAGTCCAGAACATGACCATCAGCTATGATCTGCTGTCTGAGGCCCTTATAGCTGCCAGCGAGGAGGGCGGGCGCTACTACAACGCCATGGACACCCAGAGCCAGACCATGAATGGCCGCGTTTCCACCCTGAAAGACAACGTGAGTCAGCTGGCCGGGCTCATGACGGGCGACCTCAGCAGCGGAATCGGTGTGGTAATCTCCAACCTCAACGATATGACCGTTGCGGCTATTGATGCATACAAAACCGATGGTTGGGCAGGTCTTGGAAACGCAATTCTGGAACTGAACAACCCCATCAACTCCGTCATCAAGAAATTTGGCGAGCTTGGCTCTGCCGGAATCGGCGTTCTCGATAAATTGAGCTACAAGCTCAACAAATTTTTAGGAAAAGAAGCATACGCGGGGTATGACACCTACGAAGATTATCGCTCAGACAGAGATCATCAAAACAATCAAGAGCGTCGCAGGCGGGAAGCTCTTGCCGGAAAAGGTATCAGTAACAAGAGTTGGTCTGAACGGCAAGCAGAAGCAGCCGCTGCCGCCGGGAACGGTGTGAGCAGTATCACCACCTCGGGTGGCGGCGGCACAGGCGGCGGAACAAGCAAAAGCTCTACCGCCAAAGCGGCTGCTGACACCAAAAAGCTGGCGGATACCGTCACCGAAACGTCGAAGCAGATCCTCGCCGGAACGGGCAACATGGTGGGCAACATCCAGCGCGTGGTAGAGACTGCCGACAATACCTACAACGTCTACGACGGCACCACAAAAAAGCTCAAGGGCACCACAAAGGAAACCGTGGAGACCATCACGGACTCTTGGAAAGAAGTGGTGGACGGCACGGAGAAGACCATCAAATCGGTCACAAAGAAAGTAACCGATGCGGCCGGAAACGTGACCACGACCACGCAAAAGACCTGTGACGATGTGGTTTTGTCCGTGACAGAGCTGCAAAGCCGCATTGACCAGAACCTCAGCAATGCGCAGAAGCAGTGGTCTGGCGGCATCTTTGGCCGTCTGCAAAGTATGCTGACCGATGTCAAAACCGGCAATTGGTCTGGACTGGCTACGAACATTGCCAAACTTATTTGGGGCGAAATCTCGCAAGAACAACGGGAAATCATCTCAAAATGGGCCTTAGACGCCCTCACGGCCATCAACGACAGCTACTCCGGCGGCGGGGCCAAGGCGGCGTACGAGAGCATCAAAGCCCTCTTTACCAACGGCATCGCCGAGGGCACTACCGAGGCCGGGACCGCGGTGCAGAGCTTCTCCACGATCCTGGAGGGACTGAACGCATCCGGAGGCGTGGGTACAAAGCTGGCGGGCATCGCCACGAGCTTTTCCAGCATGTCCGGCGGCATTATTTCCAGCCTGGGAAGTATCGTGTCCTTTCTAGTGGCCAACCCAGTGGTGGCGGCTATCCTTGGCCTCACGGTGCTGGCGGGCGGCATCGGGCTGGCAGCGCTCTCCAAAAAGAGCAAGGGCAGCGACAGCGTGACGGGTGGAAACCCTGACAGCCCATTCTCTAAGACGCCGATCTATGACTCGCTGGCGGAGTTTTCGGCCCGTGCGGACTCTCTGAGCCGCTACAGCACTGCTACCGTGTCGCCGTTCAGCGGCCAGCAGGACAGCACCGGAAAGCAGCAGCTCAGTGTGCTTCAGCGCATTTCCAATTCTCTGGACGAGCACCTCCCTGCCATCGGCACCGGTCAAGTCGTCTTTGATACCGGGGCCGTGGCGGGTGCTTTGCGCCCGGCGCTGGTAGACGGCATTGACCTGGATTTGGGCACACGTGCCACACGGAAAGCGAGGGGCGGCTAAATGGCAGCACTACAAGGCGTACAGCTGGGTGACTACCACACCCTCAAAGACTGGGGGCTTTATCTCGTAGTGGGCGGAACCACCGTGGGTGAAGCCGAGGTGGACGAGCACCTGGTAAAAGTCCCGGGCGGTGACAGACTGCTCAATCTGACCAAAGCACTGGATGGCAAAGTGCACTACACCCAGCGAAAAATCACCATCACCCTCAAGTGCGTAAAACCGAAAAAATACTGGCCCAATGTGCAGCGCACCCTCGAAAATGCGCTGCAAGGCCAGTGGCTGCGGTGCATCTTTGATGATGACCCGTCTTGGTACTGGGAGGGCCTTTGGAAAGTGGCCCCGCAGAACCATGACCGATGGGAGAACGTTTTTGTTATCACAGGCACCTGCAACCCGCACAAGATCAGCCTGACCGCAGAAGCGGGGGCAGACTGGCTGTGGGATCCGTTCAATTTCGAGACGGATACTATCTATACCACCCCAACGAAAGTGAAGAGCTTATGAGTTATAAAGTCTATGCCGGGACTCAGACGGCAATCGATACATGGAGCGAAAAGGTCTGTATCTATGACCCGGGTGCCGAGGATGACACCAAAATCCTGCTGGATCCGGTGCTCACGCGGGAAGACAGCAAAGCGGGCAGCTTTGAGGCCACCGTGCCGCTGGGCAATATCGCTCATTCTGCTTTGCAGAAGCTGAAAGCCATCGTGGAAGTGGAGCAGGACGGCGAAACGCTCTGGCAGGGGCGCGTCATGAGCCACGACATGGACTTTTATCTCAATCAGAAAATCTACTGTGAGGGCGAGCTTGCCTACCTCAATGACAGCTCCATGGCTCCGTACAAGTATGAGTGGATCACTATTTCCGAGTTTCTGGGTAAGGTGCTGGACAACCACAACGGCCAGACAGAGGGCTACAAGGCCTTTTACCGCGGCACCGTGGACGCAGGCGGTTATCAGCAGGTGCTTTATGCTACAGGCTGCACCGTCCAGAGCCACAAAGACGAGGACGATGACGGAAATGTAGACCGCTGGTATACCTACCACGATCAGAGCGGCAGAATACTGGCTTCGATCGATGCTAACTCGTCCAGCTTCTTGGATGATAACCCATCCAGCTGGAAAGTGGGCTCCACCCACTACGTCGGCGGCAAGGATTATGTATGGGGCCAAGCTCAGGACGCCGCAACGGCTATCACAAAGACGTCCGACACTCTGTATACCGTCAGCGCGGGCGTCGTGTACGTCGTGAAAAGTGATGGTTCTGAAAAGACCTATGTGGCCAATATCAAAGTGGTCACGTCCGGCAGCACAAAGCGGGCCATGTTTGAGCCCACCGACACCGAAAGCGACACCTATACCGTAAATGTGGCGGATGATGGCAGCGTGACCGTGACCATCAAAAACGTTGTAACCGGGGCAACGACCACCACCACCGGCGTGGGCTATGTGCTGAAAAAAGAGTACAACCTGTATACCTTTGGCGACGGCAAAAACTTTGGCGTCACCTGGGATATCCTGCAGTCTGAGCTCACGGACACCTACGGCGGGCACTTTATCGTGCGGAGAGAAAAGCGCCCATACTGGATAAATGAAGAAACTCATTACATCACCCTGCGGTATCTGGATTATGTGTCCAATGTCACCGAAAAAACCGGGCAAAAAATCGAGTTTGGCGAAAATCTTCTGGATCTGGACAGCTATGTCAAGGCAGAAAACGTCGTCACCCGCGTCATCGCGGTGGGCTACCGTACCAGCGGCTTCTGGGTGTGGAAGAAAACCAAGACTCTCACGGCCACGGCCAACGACTACGACGCCCAGAAGTACTATGGCCTCATCACACGGGTCATCGTGATCGAGGGCACATCCTCTACCACAGAGACCCTTTTGAAAGCGGCTCAGAAAGAGCTTGCCAAAAATCTGCGGTATCTGGATGGCATGACCATCTCTGCCGTAGACCTGAAAGACGCGGGAGTGGATACCGAGCGCTTGCAGTTTATGAAGAATGCTGACATCATCTCTGAGCCCCACGGCGTGCACACGTCTCTGACCTGCACCAAGCTTGTGGAGCCGCTGGATAAGCCGGACGAGAAGAAATTTACCTTTGGAATTGACTTCTCTTCCATCTCTGACCTGCAGGCCCTCAGTGCCCGCAAAGCCACCAACGCTTTTGATATGGCGCACTCCGCCGTCATGAGCTTTAACGATTCTACCACCGCCAGCCTGATCCTGGACGAAGAGGAAGATTTGAAGTAAGGAGAAAAATTATGGCTACGAATCTTACTGAAATTTGCGAAAAAATCAGAACTGCTATACACGGAAGAGACATCACGGAAAGCATTGCAAGCGGGCTGGAGTATTGCGGGCAGATTTCTGAGAATGCTAAAGCAGATATGGAGGCAACTGCCGCATCCACCAAAGAGCAGCTGTCTAAAGATATCGACGCCAAAGCCGCAGAGACACTCAAGACCATCCCGGAGAGCTATACGGAGCTTGATGGGAGTGTGAAGCAGCTAAAGGAAGATATATATGAGCTGAGTCATGACATTGACGAACTAATTTTTAATCAAAAGTATTTTTATCGTTTTTTACGCTGGGAACAAGGAGAGTATATTTCGAATAGCGGGATTAAGACGGATTCTTCTGACGACAATTATTTAAAACGTGTAAGAAGCGATTTAATTAAATGTGATAGCGGCATTTCTGTTACATTTATATGCGATACGAATTATATATATAATATTCATATCT